AACATTAAGGAAAAATTTACCTACAGTTAATAATGATCCTGAAAATAGGGTTTCTTCGGATTTAGAAGGACCTCAATCTAAATTGGAATTATGGGAAGCGTTTAAAGCGTTAAATGATAAATGGATTGCTGGTGGTGAATTTAAAAATAAGACTTTATTTGAAGACGTTTTATTTTTAGATAGAGCTAGTAGAGATATTGGTAATAAAATATTAGTTGATGTTTATAAATTAAAAAACAGATTACAAAATATTTTGGATTCCCCAAAAGTTAGTATGTTAGTTTTTGTACAAACTATCATTCAGGAAAATAATTTTGTTATAATGAATCTACCATCGTATGTTAATTTTTATAATGTACAAGAGGCTAGTAAAAATCAAAAACCAAAACCTGAAGGGACTTTAGAATTTGCTAATACATTGTTTGGGACATTTTTAAATGTTGATTATCGAGACACAGGACCAAAAATGGTTTGTTTATATGGTGGTAAACCTTCGGAACAATTAGACCTAAAAGAAAATGTTGATTATAGATTTAATAGTGATGCGTTTGATTTAAGTAAAGTTAGTAATCCTTTAGTTGAGGATCAAACAGGTAAAAGTGATTGGGCGCAATCAAATAAAGTTGTTGGATTTAATGTTGATATTGGACCTCAAAATCAATCTATGTTCTATAGTTTTATGGTTGACCAAAAAAATAGTCAATCAACGGTTGAATCTTTAGAAGTAATTAATCAAATGGCTAACCAAGCTGGAAATAGAGGAGGATCTACTCAAAGTTTGTCATTGTATAATTTGTATAAAAATAGAAGTTATACTTGTACAATATCCATGATGGGTAATGCTTTGATACAACCAACAATGTATTTTAATTTAAGGTATGTTCCGATGTTTAAAGGTCCTTACATGATCTTAACTGTTAACCACACAATAACACCTGGGTCGTTTGAAACTATTTTTACAGGGATTAGACAACCAACGGCATCATTACCTAAAATTGAAAATTATATTCAAAATTTGAGGAATAATTTATTAAAAAGTATTATTGAAAATAATAAAAAAGATAAAGAAGCTAAGGAAAAAGAAACTAAAGACGCGAACGATAATGTTAATTCTCAAAAAGATAAAGTAGTATCAACCGCGAATGCTGGTAAAACAGTAAGTAATCCTCAATTGTGTAAACCAAATTCAATATACTCTAAGTATGTTGTTACAACACCGACAGAAAGAAGTGCGACGATATCATCAATTAAATCGACAATTAACTCATCAATTAATGCGAATGGTGTGTCTACAGCTAACGCAAATAAATTGAGATATGTTGTATTTGCAACACTTTGGTTGGGATCGATTAAAGATGATTCTAAATTTACAGCTTACGATTATAATTTCGCAGGAATACAATTAGGTGGTAATTGGGGTCCTAGTGATACTTATTTTAAAGGTAATCAACAATATTTTTGTCTTTCTTCTGATTTTGACGCCGCAAATACAACATCTAATACAAATGCTTATGCCGTATTTGATGATGCGTACAATAATATAACATTATTAGTTAAAAGATGGGAAAATAGAATGGTTAATTTACCTGACATTAAAGCATCATCAATCACTAAGTTTTGGATTGAAAATTTTGGACCAACAACTTTAGAATCAAATGTGTATACAAGTATGGATACCACACAATTGAAAATTATTGAGGATAAAGTACAGAAATCAATTGATACTTTTAATGCGACAAATTAAATAAACGTGATATTTATTAATAAAAAAGATTATGAACACTAAATTAATATTGGATAATTATTTGGGTAAAAACACAAAGATTACCGAAAAAGATATGGGTGACGGAACTAAACAAGTTTGTGACCTTGACACTGGTGATTGTTATACAATCAGAATGAAAGATGGTTTAATTGAAAGATTTGATAACACTGTTAAAACATCTAAAAGAATACAAGTTGAAACATCTAATGGAGTTAAACAATTATTAAACGGATAATAAAATGAAACTTGACGAAAGAATTTTAGAAGAATTAAATAGATATAACTCTATTAATAATTACATAACTGAACAAGGTGCTGAGCTACCTCTACCTCCAGAAGGAGAAGTACCTCCGGCAGATCCCGCGGCTATGGGTGTAGACCCAACATTACCACCAGCTCCTGGCGCTGATTTGGGAGCGGGAGCACCTCCGGCACCTGCGGCAACACCACCTCAACCTGATAATACTGAAACTGATCCTGATGTTGAAAAAATTGGAGATGAGAAACAAGAAGGTGGTGAATTAGAAATAACTGATTTAGTTAAATCTCAAAAAAATATTGAAGATAAACAAGAAGAATATTTTGATCAGTTATTTAGTCACCTTAATAATTTAGAAGGTAAATTAGGTGAAATGGATACTATAGTTTCTAAATTAAATGATTTGGAAGCTAAAGTTGAAAAATATAGAACAAAATCACCAGAAGAAAAATTAGAATTAAGAACTTTAGATTCAGGGCCATTCAACCAAAAGTTGACAGATTTTTTTGAAGATAAAGAAGAAGATTTTGAAAAATTGGGGAGAGATGAGTATATTTTAACAAAAGATGAAGTTGAAAATTATTCACCTAACGATATTAAAAAGTCTTTTAGAAATTTTGGTGAAGACGAAAGCGATATTGGTATCAACAACTTTAATAAATATAAATAATATTAAACGGGGATAAAACCCCGTTTTTTGACGGACACATTTGACAGACAATAATTTTTATACTATACTTTAGTAAACTTTTAATTTTAATATATATGGCGACAAACAGTTTAGACGCAGTACTAGCACAGTACGAGAAATCACAGCAGTCGGGGAATTACACCCCAAAAATGTCACAAGAAGACAGAATGAAGAAGTACTTCGCAGCTATCTTGGACAAGAATGAAAAACAAGGGCAAAAAAGATTGAGAATTTTGCCAACATCAGATGGATCTTCACCATTCAAAGAAGCGTGGTTCCACGAAGTTCAAGTGGACGGGCAATACGTTAAGTTGTACGATCCTGAAAAAAATGACAATGAACGTTCACCATTGTCTGAAGTTTACGAAGAGTTAATGTCAACAGGGAAAGAAAGTGACAAGAAATTGGCTACTGAGTACAAAGCACGTAAGTTTTACATTGTTAAAGTGATCGACAGAGATAACGAACAAGATGGTGTTAAGTTCTGGCGTTTTAAGCACAATTACAAAAATGAAGGTGTTTTGGACAAAATTATCCCAATTTGGAGAGCTAAAGGTGATATCACAGATTCCGATAAAGGTAGAGATATTATTCTTGAGTTGACTAAAGCAAAAACTCCTAAAGGTAAAGAGTACACTGTTATCCAAACAGTTATGTATGATGATCCAACACCTGTACATGAGGATAAAGAAACTGCGGACACTTGGGTTAATGATGAATTGGCTTGGAGAGATGTTTATTCTAAAAAACCGGTTGAATATCTTGAGGCGGTTGCTAATGGACAAACACCTAAATGGGATACTGTTCTTGGTAAATATACTTACGGTGACTCAATGGCATCTGAAGAAGTAATTGGTGGTTCATCTAAAGTTGAGACAACTTATGTTGACCCACAAGCGGACGATGACGCTGACGAAGAATTACCTTTCTAATTAATTTAAATAAACCCCTTAATTGGGGTTTATTTTTCTAATTTAACTAATACAATATTGTTATGGCAATTAAGAAAAAAGAAATATCATTAGATACTATTAAAGGTAAGTATTCTACCAAAACTAAGTATAAACTTGAAAGTTATTATAACTGTGGTGAAGCATTTATGGAAGCTTGTGGATTACCGGGTCCTGTTATGGGTGGTATTAACATGTTTTTAGGACATTCAAACTCATCTAAAACAACTGCAATGATTTTAGCAGCGGTTGACGCTCAAAAGAAAGGTCACTTACCTGTTTTTATTATCACTGAAAAAAAATGGTCTTGGTCTCACGCTGTTGAACTTGGATTAGATGCCAACCAAACTCCTGAAGGGGATTGGGATGGAATGTTTATCTTTAATGATTCATTTGATTATATTGAACAAGCAACAGAATTTATTAATGATTTAATTGATGCTCAAGAAAAAGGTGATATTCCATATAATTTGTTATTTTTGTGGGACTCAGTTGGATCAATTCCTTGTAAGATGACATTTGATGGTAAAGGTGGTAAACAACATAACGCAGCGGCATTTGCTGATAAGATTGGTATGGGATTACACTCAAGAATTGCTAAATCTAAAAAAGAAGAATATCCGTATTACAACACTATGGTAGTTGTAAACCAACCTTGGGTGGAATTACCTGATAATCCATTTGGACAACCTGAAATTAAGGCTAAAGGTGGTGAAGCATTGTGGTTGGCATCGGCATTGGTATTCTTATTTGGAAATCAGAAGAAGGCGGGTATTAATCATATTACCGCAACTAAGAATGGTAGAACAGTATCATATGCAATTAGAACAAAAATATCTATCTTGAAAAACCATGTTAATGGAATTTCGTTTAAAGATGGTAAAATTATTGCAGTACCACAAGGTTATATTAAGGATGATAAATCCGCTCTTGAAAAATACAAAAAAGAATATTCCGAATATTGGAATAGAGTTTTAGGTGGTGAGGGTAATATTGAATATAAGGACGAATTAGTTCCTACAACTGAAGAAGAATACGAAGATTGATTGTTGAACCATTTAATGGTTAAAAATGACTAAAACATTACTGATAGACGGTAACAACTTATTTAAAATAGGATTTCACGGAGTAAAAGAATTCTACCATGAAGGTAGACACGTTGGTGGGATCTGGCATTTTTTAAATACCGTTAGACGTTTCATAGAAGAACATAATTTTGAGAAAGTGGTGGTTTTTTGGGATGGTGAAGATAATTCATCATCTCGAAAATTACTATATCCTCAATACAAAGAAAATCGTAGAGTTTATAAAAACTTTAACGAAGAATCGTATCACCAACAACGTCAAAGAATCAAACAATATTTGGAAGAAACTTTTGTTAGACAAATTGATATTCCTAACAATGAAGCCGATGATTTAATTGCTTATTATTGTAAGATTTCAGTTAATGAAAATAAAGTTATTTTTTCTGACGATAAAGACCTCACACAACTTATTTCGGACAAAGTGAGTATCTACTCTCCATCTAACAAGAAGATATATAAGAAGGGAGATAAAATCAAAATGGATGACGCTGAGATACCTCATCAGAATGTGGTAACTTACAAAGTATTATCTGGTGATAGATCTGATAATATTGATGGTATCTATTATCTTGGTGAAAAAACTTTCGTTAAATTATTTCCTGAGATCCTTGAAAATGAAGTTTCTATTTCAGATATTTTAACAAAGGCTGAAATATTGTTAAAAGAAGATAAAGACAATACAGCTCTTAAAAATCTTTTAACTGGTAAAACCAAGAATGGAATATTTGGTGATGAGTTTTTTGTGATTAATGAGAAAATAGTTAATTTGTCAAACCCTCTAATAACTGACGATGGAAAAGAGATAGTTGAATTATATTATTCAGAAACGTTGGACCCTGAAGGTAGAGGGTACAAGAATCTGATGAAAATGATGATGGAAGATGGATTATTCAAATACCTACCTAAACGAGATAATGAATGGGTTAATTTTCTAAAACCTTATTTAAAATTAGCAAGAAAAGAAAAAAGTAAATTTAAAAAGTAAAACTATGAAAGAACAAGAAACAACTAAGTTAGAATTCTTAATGAAGGTTAACAATAATATTATTGTCCAAAGGTTTTTTAACATTAGAGACTTTAATCCTAATGCGAAATGGTCAATTGATTTATATAACTTGATCAAGGAATTCAAACAAGATTTGGAGAGAGAATTGAAAATGAAAACAGTTACATACATGATGGACAACATGTATGAAATCATGAACAATCCAACTGTTTTGGACACGTCCTATACTGATGGTCCTGAGTCGTTTAGTATCTATATTAAACAAGGAGACATGACAATTTGTCATAGAGAGTTTGATGCGAAAGTATACCCTCCAAAGATAAGATACACCGTAGACATACGCCCACACCTAAAAAACTTGCTTATGTCGCTTACTGACATTTTTTCATCGCAAAAATTAAATTACTCTTACATGAGCATTCAATTAAACGACTAATATTTATCAAAATAGGAGAAAAAATCTTTATGAGTAACAAGAAAAATTTTGAGTATTTAGGTAGCAGTTTTCAGCTACAATTATTAAATCAAATTATTATTGACAAAGATTTTGCAAGATCGATAATTGATGTCATTGAGATTAATTATTTTGAAAACAAGTACTTTAAATTAATTATGCAAATGATTAAAGAGTACTATTCAAAGTATGAACATGCCCCAACATTTGACACATTAGAACAAATTACAAAATCTGAATTCCAACAAGAATTAGCGTCAAAAATGGTAATTGACACAATTAAGAAAATTAAGGATTGCCCTATCGAGGGACAAGATTTTGTTCAAGACAAGGCAATGAAATTCTGCAAACAACAAGAGTTGCAAAAGGTAATGAATAAGGCTCAAAAAATCATAGATGGGGGTGAATTTGAAAACTATGATAAAGTAGAGCAACTTGTAAGAACGGCTTTACAAGTAGGTCAAAGAGAAGATGGTCAATCAGACGTGTTTGCAGACTTGGATCAGGTGTTGGATGAAGATTATAGACATCCTGTTCCTATGGGAATTGCCGGAATTGATAGGTTGTTAAAAGGTGGGTTGGCCAAAGGTGAAATTGGGGTTGTATTAGCACCGACAGGTGTAGGTAAATCAACATTCCTAACCAAGATTGCCAACACCGCTTTTAACTTAGGTTATAACGTATTACAAATCTTTTTTGAGGACAACCCAAAGATTATTCAAAGAAAACACATTACCTTATGGACTAAGATTCATCCTGACGAATTGACAGAAAAAAAGGATGAGGTTATGGTTAAAGTAAAAGAGATTAAGGACTCTATGAAAAATAAATTGGTCCTTAAAAAATTACCTTCGGATACCATGACTATGTTACAAATCAAGAATCAAGTTAGAAAAATGATTGCTGACGGAAATAAAATTGATGTCATTCTTCTTGACTATATTGATTGTGTACTACCTGATAGAATGAATGGTGATGAATGGAAATCTGAAGGGTCTGTTATGAGAGCATTTGAAGCGATGTGTCATGAATTAAATTTAGTTGGATGGACTGCGACTCAAGGTAACAGACAATCAATTTCATCTGAAGTTGTAACAACTGATCAAATGGGTGGATCAATCAAAAAGGCTCAAGTTGGTCACGTAATTATTTCAGTTGCAAAAACATTACAACAAAAAGAAATGAAGTTGGCAACAATTGCAATTACAAAATCTCGTATCGGTGATGATGGTGTTGTATTTGAAAATTGTAAATTTGATAATGGTATGTTAGATATTGATACCGAATCTTCAGTGACATTCTTAGGTCTTGAAGAACAACAAGAAGAAAGAAACAGACAAAGAATCCGTGATTTAATGGAAAAAAGAAAAGAAAAGAAACAAAATTAAGTTTAATTTATTTAAAATGGAAAAAGTAGAAAAAATACTAATAGAAAACCCTTCGCGCTTTGTTATTTTCCCTATCGAACATAACGATATTTGGGAATATTACAAACAACACCAAGCGGCTTTTTGGACGGCTGAAGAAGTTGATCTAACTGATGATATCAGAGATTGGAACAAATTATCTGATAATGAAAAATATTTCGTTAAAAATGTTCTATCATTTTTTGCAGCATCAGATGGAATTGTTAATGAAAATTTGGCTGAGAATTTTTATCGTGAGGTTCAATATCCCGAAGCAAAATTTTTCTATGG